ATGCGGCCATGAAGCAGTTAACCGATAATGCCCGTATGCTGGGTGAAACCACTCAGTTCAGTGCTACGCAAGCCGCTCAGGCAATGTCGTATCTAGGTATGGCTGGTTGGGATGCCAATCAGATTATTGGCGGTATGCCGGGCCTTTTAGCGCTGGCGGCAGCGGGCGGCACGGATTTGGCAAGGACTGCCGACATTGTTTCTGACGATTTGACGGCTTTTGGCCTATCAGCTGATCAGGCCGGCCATATGGCGGATGTGTTTGCGGTAACCGTTACCCGCACCAATACCAACGTGGAAATGCTGGGCGAAACCATGAAATATGCCGCACCAGTAGCAAAAGCCTTTGGCGCGTCGATGGAAGAAACGGCGGCGCTGGCTGGTATTATGGCTAACAGTGGTATCAAGGCGAGCCAGGCAGGTACGTCTTTGCGAGCAGGCTTTTTGAGATTAGCAGGCCCGCCAAAGAAATCTGCAAAAGCCATGCAGGAATTAGGTATATCACTGTCAGACGCCACGAAACAGCAACAGGAAGCACAAGATGCTTTGAAAGAGCTGGGGATCAGCATGGAGGATATGAGCGGCAAGCCTAAAAAGATGGCGGCTATTCTCACAGAGTTGAAGAATAAAACTGCAGAATTAGGCCAAGAAGAACGACTGGCCACGTTGCAGAAGATATTTGGCACCGAGGCGGCCACCGGCTGGTTGGCGGTGCTGGATGCAGGCCCTGAGGTATTTGAAAAACTGGTAAATGAAATGGAGCATAGCGACGGTGAGGCTGAAAAAATGGCCAAAACCATGATGAACAATGCAAAAGGTGCATTTACTCAGTTCAAGAGTGCCGTGGAAGGGCTGGCGATATCTTTCGGTACTGTATTCCTACCAGCTATAACGGCAGGAATGAAAGGCGCGGCAGAAATAGCTGGGCGTATGTCTGCATGGGTAAAAGAAAACGAAGGTTTAGTAAAGAGCCTTGCCGAAGTGGCTGCAGGCATTGTTGCCACAGTAGGAGCATTCAAGCTATTCTCTATAGCCCAAAACATCTATAAATACATGAGCAATGCGGCGATTGAATTTATGGTGAACATGCAGCTGAGTACCAAAGCGCAAAGAGCTATGGCCATAGCAACGCAGGGGCAGGCAAAAGCCGTGCAGGCGTTGCGAGCGGTTATGAATGCCGACATTTATAGGAATTTCGGTAATCAGGCTATGGCAACCTTTACCAAGTTGAGGGCTATTACCTGGGCTGAAATTGGAATGAGTATGCGGGGCGGCGTGAGCAGCGGGGCAAGAAGCATCAAAGATACTTTTGCCAATATGCGCAGGGCTACCCTGAATAATCTGCAAGCTATGAAAACCGGGATAACGAATTTTGCTAATGGCTTCGGGAGAGCTATTACAAGTATTCCCGGGAAGCTGACCAATATGGCCAGGGCGGCAATGACTATGTGGAGGGCGTTCTCTTTTGCCAGTGTACTGAATAAAGTTGTGACAGGCTTTAGGGTGGCGGGGGCTGCAGTACAGCTCTTTGCCCGTGCATCCATGGCGGCGTTTTCCCCGTTAGGAATTGCATTGATGGCCATAGCTGGCGCGGCACTCCTTATCTATAACAACTGGGAGACTGTAGGGCCGTTCTTCGTGTCGTTGTGGGAACAGATACAAACTGCTTTCAGTAATGCGGCCACAATGATACAGCCGGCCATAGAGCAGTTTATAGCTGCCTGCCAAAATTTGGCGGTGGCAGTTATGCCGATACTGGAAAGCTTATGGCAGACCATTCAAGCCGCGTGGACGCAGGTCATGGCGGTTTTTTCTGAGAACCAAGGAACCATTGATACTGTAATCAATATCTTTACGGTGTTGGCCGAAGTAGTCGGCGTGGTTTTGGTGGGTGCTTTTGTCGGTTTCGTAAGCACGAGCGTGGGCGTGATGACGGCCTTTATTGGTTCGATAGCCTCTATCGTTACAGGGATTATCGGTGTGTTGACGGGCATAATCGAATTCGTCACGGGCGTATTTACTGGCAACTGGTCGCAAGCATGGCAGGGTGTAGTTGATATATTCAGTAGTATCTTTAATACGTTGTCAGGTATAGCTAATAGCGTATTGGGTGGCATTATGAATACGGTCAACAGCATTGCCAACGCAGTTAAAAGTATTCACTTTGGCGGTGGTGGTGGCGGCTCTGAAATAGCAGCCAATGCCGAAGGTGGTATTTACCGCAAAGGCGCATTTCTTACGACATTTGCTGAGGATAGCGCTGAGGCGGCTATTCCACTTGATGGTTCGCCACGGGCGATTGGCTTATGGCAAAAAGCTGGGGAAATATTGGGCATAGGAAAGGCCAACAAAACAGCCAATGCCTCAATGGAGAAAAAAGCCCGTCCGGTTACCAAGTCGGAACCACAAGCGACTATGCAGGTAGTTAGTGCACAAATACCGCAACAAGTTCCACAGCAGGAAGTGCAGCGCACAGAATCCACGGTAGTACAGCCGGTAAATGTTGAGACACCGGCTGCCCAGGTAACGGCGATAGAATCGCCAGCCAAGGATATTCAGAACAATATCCAGGTAAATGTTCCGAAACCGGAACGAAACCGGCATGAGCGTACACCGGAAAGCAGGATGGAAAAGGAAACTTTTGTCAAGGAAGAGGCTACCCAGCTTGTACAACGTGAAAAAGAAAGTTTCATCAAAGAACGTGAGACGGAAAAAACGCAACCGGTTGCGGAAACACCAGCGGTGCAGATAACAGCACCAAATAGCCCTCAGGTGATAAAGCCACCGGCTCAAATTGTTCAAGCGGAAGCGACACCGGTCAAGGTAGAGCAGGCAGAGCCTCAGATTGTACAGACAGCCCCGCAGGTTGTGCAGGCACCACCACAGGATGTGAATGTCAACCAGGTGGCGGCAGAACCACAAGCGATAAAACTGGATAATCCGGCGCAGGAAGCAAAAGCCCCGGAACGCGTTGCGCCGCCAGTGACAGAAAAGCAGGCATCATCCATGGAAGCAGCCAAGGAACCTGTGGGTAGCAATAAAGAGGTTATCCAAATGCAACAGCCACAGTCAGAACAGCGGGCGGCTGCAACCACAAGCGGCGGGGATGTGCATATTGAAATCAACATGCCGGCCATTACGATCCAGGGCAACGCAGACAGCGGCACAGCAGCAAATATCAATGCAGTAATTGCCCAGGCTATAAGAGATTTGGAGCGCAGACTGCCGGCTATTCTGAAAGCTAATGAGCACAATCAAAGGAGGACTTCCCTTGCCACGTAAAATCTATACCACCATTCAGGGAGATATGTGGGATTTAATTGCCTACAAGGTATATGGCAAGGAAGCCTACACCGCAAAACTCCTTAAAGCCAATGCGCATTTGAAAGATATTGCCATCTTTCCGGCAGGTGTGAAAATCACCTGCCCGGAAGCGGATGCAAAAACATCCAGCATTTTGCCACCATGGAGGAGCTGAGACAATGGCAGAAGAATACGAAAACCCTTTAAACGGATGGCTGTCAGAATTGCCCCGGGGGACAGAGCTTTCCCGCCGGGCATGGGTGGAAGTAAAGTATATTCCTGTCGGCAGCACCGAGGAAAAGGACATATCCAAGGACATAGGCAAATATTTTGTTTCCCTGACCTATAATGATAACCTGTCAGATACAGCGGATGATATAAGCCTGGAGCTGGAAGACCGGGCACAGTTGTGGATGGCCGACTGGTTCCCGGAAGGAGAGGGCAATATGCTGGATATTACTCTGCATACTTACAACCGCATCACGCTGCAGGATGGCGAAACGATTTTCAAAGCCGGGAAGTTTGAGATTGATGAAATTGAAGCCAACGGATACCCGTCCACGGTAAAAATCAAAGGTGTTTCGGTTATTGGCAATTCCACCTTGCGGGGAACCCGCAAAAACAAAACGTGGGAGAAAATTTCTGTATGGAAAGCTGCAGATGATATTTGCAGTCAAAACGGTCTGTCCCTTATGTGGGATTGTGAAGAAAACCCAAATATTGACCATGCGGAACAGGCAGATCAATCGGATTTGGAATTTCTGCTGAAAATCTGCAAAGAAAATGGGATGAGTCTCAAGGTTATGGCTGAACAGATTGTAATCTTTGATGATGCGAAATTTGAAGCCAAGGATCCTGTCATCACGGTATATAAGCCTGGTGTACAGGCTGAACTGGATGAAAAGACCATGCCACTGCGCTGGCTGCTGGACTATAGCTTCCGGGCTAAGACACGGGACACTTACTATAAGTGCAAGGTCAAGTATCGAAAAGGGAAAAAGAAGGAAACCATAGAGGGTGAATACGCTGTATCTGGCAAAAAAGAGGGGCGTATCCTCTATGTTCGGGAACAGGTAAAGGATGTGGCTGAAGCTGAGCGTCTGGCAAAAAAGAAATTGCGGGAGGCAAACAAAGAAGCCGTGACGGGATCATTTTCGACGATCGGCAACCATAATTTTGCTGCCGGCCAGGTCATTGCCATGCAGAACTTTGGCCATTTTGATGGGAATTACCTTGCTACCAAGGTTACGCATGAAATCAACGGCCCCAGCTACGTGACGAAAATTGACATTAGGAGGTGTCTGAGTGGGTACTGATATGCGGGAAATATTCCAATATATTTTTACCGGTGTTGTGGACAAATATGGAGAGCAGCCGGGAACCGTGGTGGTTACAAGGCCGGATCAGGATGACAGGACATCTGCTGAACTGCAGGTAATCAGCCGGGGAACGAAGGCAACCAAGGACTATTGGATGCCAGCTATTGGGGATGAGGTGCTTTGCATCCTGCTTCCCAATGCCAGCGGCAGCGGCCCGGGAGAGGGCTTTGTGATTGGCGCTCATTATAGTGATATGGATGCCCCGGAAGAAACAGACACCAATACCAGAAGCGTCCGGTATAAAGATGGGAGCTACATAGTAAACAAGAGTGGCGCTATGGAAATCCATGCGTCGAAGTCCCTTGTTATTACAGCCCCTGTCATAAAGCTCAACTAGGGGGATGGATTATGCCAGCGGCAACAAGAAAAGGAGACCTTGACACCGGGCATGATGCCTGCCCGCCCCGGGGGCTGACATCATGCAGCAGTAACGTAATTATCAACGGCAAAGGTGCAGGGCGTGTTGGGGATGCATATCCCTCACATAGCTGCCCGGCACATCCTCCCCATGGCGGAAACATAGCCAGTGGCAGCACAACCGTGCTTATCAATGGCGTTCCTGCCGCACGGGTAGGAGATGCGGTAAGCTGTGGCGGCAGTGTAGCCCAGGGAAGCCCTGACGTAGATATCGGCGGATAAGAAAGGAGATGGGCGGCTTTGTATGTTGGCTATATGGGCGATATTGTATTTTCAGTAGATACCAGTCATGTACTCACAGTAACGGGCTTTGAACGGGAGAGTTCAGGCAGATGGGCAGAGCATGATTTATTGTTACGCAAGCCAGTAAGCCAGTTCGGCGGC